CTATATCTACTATGTCTAGGTTGGATGTTCCGTCTATATCAATGTCTCCACTAATATCTAAAGAAGCTCCTGTTAAAACACCCGCTACTGTAAGAGTAGAAGCCATATCTACAGCTCCATCTATATCTACTATGTCTAGGTTAGATGTTCCATCAACGTCTATGTCGCCAGATATATCTAAGGCTGTACCAATAAGTGTTTGTGTAAGAGTTATCTGTCCATTTGAGGCAATAGTCATGGCATCTACATCTGATGCAGAGCCAATAGTTTTACCATCTCCAATAATAAGATCGTCAGTTAGTGTGACTATGCCTGTCACTCCAAGAGTGCCACCAACTGTAGCTAAACCACCTATTGCTACATCATCAGTAACTGTTAAATCGTCTTGTACTTTTAAATCTACAACATTAAGACTGGCAAAAGCGTCAACAACTGCTGCACCAGAACCTGCTCCATCTAGGTAAACCGCTTTAACATCTCCAGGTGGAATAGTGATATTAGCTCCAGAGCCTTGAGTAATAATAATATTTTGAGAACCACTTGTACCATTTTCAATAAACTGTACTCTATTGATTGTGTTAGGTGCAATCGTAATAGTACAGGCTGAATCTAGTGTTCCTGTGTATTCCAGATACATTGCCCTACCTGGATCAGTTGCGCCATCAGCTACTGTAGTAGTGTGGGTGTCTGCGTTAGTGGTGATTCCTTCGGTTCCGTAACCCATCGCTTCACCGATCAATTCTAAATTTGTATTTGTTGTTGTTCCCCAAGTTCCACTACCGTCACCAGTAGCCATTTCATTTAATCTGAGGTCATTTACGTATGTGCTAGCCATTATTTATTCTCCGTGCTGTTTGATTATAGTATCTTTTTTCATATTAGTTAAGCAACTTCTTCCCAATTTGGTGTTTGTGAAACAGTGACACCATTCCATGTTGTCGTTACTCCAGGAACTACTTTCCCCCAAACAAGCAAACCCCCTAATGAGGTAGTCCCTAGAACACTTGTTGGGAAAGCATTAGCATTTCCAGAAACTGTTTCATCCCCAACTGCTCCAGTTGCAGAAAGACCTGTGATAGAAAGTATGTTGTCTGTGACTGTGCTAACACTGCCAACAGCTCCTGTGCCTGCGACAGTTGTTGGAAAAACATTTGCTGTTCCAGTTACGGTTTCTTCACCAAGAGCTACTGTTGAAGCTAACCCCGAAACACCTTGAAGAGCAGCACCTGTTGTGGCTACCGAAGCTATTGCTCCAGTTGCTGCGACACCTGTTATAGAGACAGGTATAATTCCTTCGCCAAAGGCTAAAGAACCCCAACCTCCTCGACCCCAACCATTAAGTTGCTGTGCCATAAATTGTTAAGCTATTCTTATTACCGCAGCACTCGCACTCGCAGTTGGGAAAGATATAGTAAAACTACCTGCAGTAGAAGTCTTATCTCCACCAAAATCAAATACAGCAACCGCAGGATCTCCCGACTGAGTGTCGTTGTATATCATACAGCCTCTAGCTGTGATTGTTGCTGTACCAAAAGTTAAATCAGCAAAGTCTGTAAAACCTGTAGTTCCAGAACTTGTCGGGTTTATATTAGTTAATGCTGCTCCCCCAGAAGTGTAGTTAGTCCCACTTGCTTCGTTAGTCGTTACAAATGCTGTCGTAGTTGCACTCATTGTTGCTGAACTTGTGTATAGTGCTAGTTTAAAAGAATTACCTCCTGATGCTAAAAAATTATGTTTAGCTTCTAAAAGTTCTTTTTTAAAACTCGTGCACATTGCTTGTGTTATTGCCATTATAGTCTCCTTATAATATTTGCTAGGTCTTTGTGACCTTGTTGTTCTAATTGATTACATATAGTACACATGTGGTTTTTTACTCCTTCTTGTATATAAAAAGTAACCACTTGTTTGCATGCATCTCTAAATGCATGAGCTTGTGCCTTTAATGGCGCAGGAGCATCATCACTGACAGAAATTATTTTATTAGTTGCCATCTCAGCAACTTCTTCTACCGTGTGTCCTCTGTTTTTTGTTGTAGTGACACTGAGGTCACCTAACTCTGATAAAAATTCTTGTGTTTGCATTAATATTTACTTGGTTCAGGTGTGTTAAACTCTAAATCGTCTCTTCCTATCATTCCTATAAATTCTTGTTTTTCTTTTTCTACCTCTGACCATTTACCTGCTTGCATTTTATCATCTTTTATATAAGTGATGATTGGGTCAGGCAAACGGTGGTAACCATAAAGTTTGTTTTGAATATCTACATCAGTGTCTAGCAGATTAGACCTAGGAGCTATAGAAATTTCTACTCCTTGGTCTATGCATTTAGCTAACCAAAACTCACAGCAAGCTCGACCTGCTTCTGCGAAATGCATATTAGTTTTATAAGTAAAATCTACACCAAACACAGTTAAATGACTAACTTTATTCCAAAGAGCAAAAGCTATTGCGTAAGCTACTGTGTTGCTGAAATAAGCACACCCTAAATCACTAATTAAATCATTTAAAGGAAACTCTTCTGCTGAAGGTACTCTTTCATCTAATTCACAAGTGTATATGGGGTATTTTATTTGCGGCAGTCTATTCCTCATCATAGGTGTCATAGATCCTGCATCTTCTGTGTCTAAAAATCGACTCATAGGATCCATAATAAAAGCTCTGTCTACGTCTGGCAAAACACCCACCATAGCATTAACAGCCCAAACTTCATCAAAAGTTAAACTGTGTGTTTTAGCTAAATGATAATCTATCTGGCTTTGCCCCATAGCCACTAATGCTATGTTTTTACCTTCTAATTTTTTTATCATTAGTAGATGTCTCCGTAACGGTATTCATCTTTATTCCCTAATATTTCAACCCTGTTTTTTAAACTTGTTAAACCACTTGTAAACCTAGCCTCAAACATTTGAGTTTCATTAGGGTCTAGTTTTAAGAATATCGCTGCTTCTGCCAAAGCACCGTAAAATAATGTGTCACCTGCGTTAGTTCCTAACCAACTTGTGCCGTCAGCAGAAGAAGTTATAGATTGAGGGTTGTACACATAATGTAGTTCAAAAGTAAAACTAGAGCTGGGAGTAGGAGCTATTATGAAAGTAGTGTCATCAAAAAGAGCATAATAAAGTGGTGATCCTGTTGTTGTCACCTGTGGTGTGTAGTCTCTAATAAAAGAAACATCTTTTAAAAGTAAATAATCATAATTGTTACTACCATCAATAACTGCTAAGCTTAACGGTGTTAAAAAATCGGAAGGCATTTCTAGGTAAGTGTTGTCTGCTGTTGATGTGCCTGTTACATTTTTACGGAAAACAGGTATCTGTACGTTTTGTAAAATTCTTTGTTCTGCTTCTTGTATAAAGATAGGGAGATTACTTACAAAAGTTGAATCAGAACTTTCGACATAATCTTGAATAGCTGTTTTTAATGTTGTGTATGTCCAGTTCATGCTGTTGTCACCGTTAGTGTTCCTGTCTCACCTTCCATTTTAAAAGGGTCTCCAATAACATTAGGAAACATTGTTCCAATAACTTCTGGGATAGTATTGTATGGTCCAACTTGTGTTGCGTTACCGTCTGCGTCGTAAGTGTTTAATGGTCCATATGTCGTAACTGTTCCTAGCCCAACTTCTTGATCAACATTAGGTCTAGGATTCCAAAGTGCTTCAGCATCTAAGACACGTGGTACTGGGTTTAGTTGAGGCTCTTTAGGGTCAAAACATTCTGGGCAAACTTTAAAGTCATTCCATTGTTTCTTTAAATCTAAATAAGGATAAGCCCACCCACAAGTGTCGCATATCCCTTGAGCATGTGTACCTTTAGCGTAAGCCATTAATAATTCCTCCTAGGAACTAAATGCAAACTATTTCTACCTGTGTCTCCCGCTACTGCTCTCGCAAAATCTTCTTCGTATAGCGGTTTTAATACTGCTATTCTTTCAGGGTTCTTTTTAAGAGCTAAGTAGAAAGCCAATCCTGAAACCATACACGCAATAAAACGACTAGGTACATCGGGGTCATTAACAGATGCATTAATATCATCTATTCTTTGTATTCTATTAGAAAGAAAAATATCTGTAGAATTGTCTGGTGCTGGCCAAACATATAAAACAGGAGTTGATTGCCTATCTAAAAAATATTCTGTTGGTCTAGCTTTGGTTGATTTAGTGGGGATGTTTAGATACTCATCTCTTCCTACACTACTTAATTGAAAATCTGTGACTGTTGTGCCAACAGTTCTTCTAATAACCGCATCAATTATATCTATATCATAACTGTTTAGTGTGTAATTATTCTGTCCTTCTATCATCGTCAAAGGAATTTGAGCGATAGTCCAAACATTGACACCTCTGTTAGCCCAATCACTAAACATGATGTTCATAGAGCGTCGGGCTGTTACTGCGTCATAACCTGTACGCATCTCCAACCCTGCCAGCTCATAAGCTTCTTCCATGACAGCTGCAGTATCAAGACTAAATGTTTTAGTTCCTGAAGTAGCCATTTTTATGCATGGAAAACAGTCATTGTTAAAAATGTTGAAACAGTATATTGAATATAGATGCCGTCAATAAAAAGAACACCATCCGCAGGTATTACTACATCCCTCGTTGCAGTGGCACTAGCAACTGAACTTAATTTCATAAGACTTGTCCCAGTAGGGGAGTTCTCTAAGAAATCAGTTGTTCCTGCTGTTGCTGTGCTAGTTAAATAAATACCTTTAAGCCTTGATCTGCCTTCATAGATAACATCTGCAGCTGAAGCATTTACTCCTGCTGAGACATTTCCTGCTGGATTACCAACTGCTGAAATACCTGATATAGTTTTAAAATACACTGCTCCAGTAGCAGTACCTGCATTAGCACCTGTAATAGATTCTGTTTGAGCATCGCCATTAACATCAGTGCCAGTTACAGTAAAAGAAATACCTGAATCATCTCCAGCAGAAAGAATAGTTACTATTCTTCCATGACTAAGTGCAACAGCACCGCCAGAAGCTAACGCACCACCTATAGTAAGTGCTGCGTTATTTCCAACTGAGGCTGCTACTGATATTCCATCGGCATCTAAAGCTACTGTATCTGCAGTAATAGTAACTGCTTGTACATCTGATCGTGCTGCCATAAGTTACTCCTGATTATATATTAAGTTTGATCAATGAGTAATCAGTCGTTACATCAACTAACATACATGTACCAACGATATCTAAAATGTCACTTGTTGCTGGAGCTACGCCACCTGCAACTGTTGCTGATCTCACTACGTTATGTCCAAGCACTATAGTTCCTACTGTCAATACTGCTGCTGGTCCATAAGTTTGGAACCAACCGTAAGCACTGGCTGCCATGTCAACAACAGGGACACCCATTGCTGCGCCCGTTTCTGCTGCTGGTGCAACTAGAACGGCAGACCAAGGATCTGCTATTAATGAAACTTTAGATGAAGTTGCTACTGCTGTAGCTAAAGCATCGTAAGTTGTTATAACAACTGAAGGATCACTTGAGTGATCATGTGCTGGATTAGAAGCAATTTTCATACATTGCCCTTCGCCAGCACCATCATTAACATAAAGATAACCGTTTTTATACTGGTTAGCTGTTAAGTCAGTTCCTGCTGTTTCTATTGAAATCTCATACTCACCAGCAGCAACTGCTGCTGTTGGGGCTAAGTCTTGGTGATCGGCTTTTGTTCCAACTGCTGTTTGAACAAGTTTTCCTGCTGTTAATGCAACACCACCTGCTAAACCGTATCTAAATACTCTGTCACCATAATAAAGAACTGATCCTAAAGGAATATCATTCCCTAAAGAGTCTGTTATTGAAGTAGTTCCACTTGTAAAAGGGTTAATAATATGGTCAGGGTTAGAGCCTTTACCAAAAATAACATCTGTAGGTGCAGCACCCAATACAGTACTAGAACCAGTAACATCACCTAGTGCGTACATTCCACCTTCTCTAGTTCCGTAAGTAGTTTCTACTCCTGTGCCTGATGCGACTCTGTAAGTGTTGAATCCGTTTTGTGAGCGGACTATTCCGCTGAATGAAGTTTTTGCCATGATTTTTTCTCCCGAAAAAATAAATCTATCATCTTGGCTTGTCTGCTAGGTCAGTAGATAGATTAAAATAAAAATACCCTAGTGTTGGTTCGATTCTATATAAAAAAAGGGGAGAAGTAAACTCCCCCCCTCATTTTTTATTTATGCTCCTGGTGAACCATAAATACCACGCCAATCGCTAAAGCCGAAGCTGTAACGTTCACGTGCCTTATAACGGACATTTCCGCTTTCAAAATCACCTTCCATACCACTAGAAACAGGGGTACGAACAAAGTGTTTAAGACCGTTCGGAACATCAGTTGTAAGGAACCAAGCATCAGAATCAGTTAAATAATGATTAATTGAATATCCGCCTGAGACCATTCCCATGTTGCGAAGAGCATTAATATCATTGTTTGCTGTGTCTACTCTGCCTGGAGTATTTAATAGACGATCTGCTATAAATTGCAAATTAGAAGGAATTATTAATTTCTTCGCCTGTGCATTTACCTTAAGACCTCTTTCATCTGTGAACGCTGCAATGTCAATCATTGATTGTTCAAGTGAAGTCTCATTTAGATCTGCTGCTGTGCTAGGTTCGTTCGACAAATCACCAGCAGTCAACGTTGGGTGATCGGTTGCCATTAAGGCTTTACCGTCTCCACCTGCAGTTACACCAGCTGTGAATCCGTTATTTAAAACGTTCGCAGCCTTGACTTGCTTGGTTTGATGCATAGAACGTGCCAATGCACGAGTATATCGTGCGGACAGCGAATCGTATAGATTGTCTTCCATTGCTTCTTCTGTTAAAGAAAATGCGAGTGCAATAGTTTCGTGTGTATATCTTGCCGTGAATGTTTCTTGGGCATAATCGTACACTACTGCTGCGCCTTCTCCTTTGACTGGGGCTTCCCCGAATCCTGAAAGCATTACTTCTTCCTCAAACGCTCTGTCCGAAGACTCGGTGTCGAAGATTTCTGCATGCTCATCTGGATACTGGTCATACTCCAATCCAAAAAGAGCATTTAGACCTGGAACTAACTCTTTGACGAGTTGTGCTCTGTTAATAGCCATTTTATATTACTCCTAATTAAACTGCGAATACGCTAGTTGGGAAACTGAAGAACGCACGTGCATGGGCACCAATCGAATTGCTAGGATTGAGTTTAAAACCTACGCACAAAGCAACACCTGATGAGGTAGTTGCAGTTGCACCTTCTTTTGAACGACCAGTGTTTGTATCACCAGCTGTTGTGCTTAGTGTATACTTACTACCTATGAAACTTACCGCAGGTGTTCCTGCTGTAAATTGTGCCTCATAGACAATACCTGGATCGCTATAAACAAGAGCTTCGGCATCCGCTCCACCTAAAGTTGCTACTGCACCAGTCCAAGTTTTTGAAAAAGTTGGGGTTCCGTCAGTTGCTGTGTAATACACGCCATAGAACACACCACATGGAGTACCAGTTGCCGTCCCTTGAATGACATAACCACTAGATAAATTTACAACATCACCACTAAAGATAGATGCTGAAGTTTCGCTAGCGATTCTCAGTCTTGCAGGACGAATAGTACCACCATACATGTGATAAGCTGGCGTAAATCCGTCAGGATCGTTTGTATTTGCCATTTTATTTCACCTTATATATTAAGTGTTATTATTCAAGAGAAATTAACTCTTATTCTCCCTACTTCCAAACGTCGTACGACTAGATCGTTGAGGTTTGTCTATAGGCATTAAAGGGTTACTTTCTCTCATTAGTTGAGAATCAACCGCTTCCATAGTAGCATCATTTACACCTTTGTAATGAGCTTCTCTTTCTGCGACTGTTTCTTCAGGTATCTTGGCTAAGATTAATCCACCTACTCCAATAACTCCAGCGTGTTTGCCATCATCAATGGTAGGAGCTTCAAAATCTGGGTGATCTGATGCTCTTACAGGTTCAAAACCTTCTCGAATACGTTTTGACATATTTGATCGGTCATCTACATTGAGAATACTTTCACGTATCCATCGATATTTAAATCCAGGAGGTGCTTTTGGGGCATCTAAACTGGAAGGTGGTTGCCAAGGTTTTCTGCGAGTTTGAGTGTCTCGTGACTCTGCAGACCGTGAGTTACGGTCAGGGTTGACTTCTGTTTTATTTTCTTCTGTCATTTTATACTCCGTTATTGAACATGCTTAGCATATTCTTCAAGTGGCACTCCTAGCTTCTTCGCTATTGCGACTTGGCTAGTTGTGAGTTTTACTTTTCTAGGTTTATTTACAGTGGTTGCGCCAACGCTACCACCAGCTACTGCTTGAACAGGCTGTTGAGCCTGTTGAAACTTATGCGGGAAAGCTTGTCTGATTTCATTATCCAAAGCAGAGTAGTATTCATCAGATGTGGGGTCAATATTCTGATTTTCTACTAATTGTTTATGGAAAGCGAAAGCTGAAGAAGTCATTGCTACATCATCTCCAAACCAAGAGTTACGTTTTGCCCATTCTTCCGCCTTTGGGTCTGGCGTCGCAGGAGCAGGAATCTGGTTCTGGTTCTGGTTCTGGTTTGGTTGTTGTAGTCTTCTAGCTTCTTGTTCAATAAGCTCTTCTTCTTGTTCTCTTTTGAGCCTGCTCAAACTTTCAGACTCCACAGATAATTTAGCTAAATTTTCTTGAGCTTCTATTAATCTGTCTGTGTCGTGTTCTTCGTGTGCTTGTTTTAACTGTGCTTTCGCAGCATTTAAATTTGCATCTACTCTTGAGTTGTACTCGGTTAATAAATTTTTATCTGTTTTTGTTAATTTTGTTTTTGTTGTATCTAGTTCTTGTTTTACACTTTCTGCATACGTTAGTGCTGCTTGTTCACGTCTTTCAGCTTCACGCATTTTATACGTTAGCTTGTCTATACGTTTTTTAACAGAGTCACTGTATTCTGCAACTTCCTGATCGTGCCCTTCAGAAACTGGTTCTTCTGCTGTTGATTGCTCAACAGCTTCTAAAGAAATTTCTTGTTCTTTTCCTTCATTCTCTAAAGGAAGTTCTATTTCAACTTCTTCTATTTCTACGTTTTCTGCAACGTCTTGCATGGAGTTCGCCATGTTCATAGTCCTCGATGATAGCGTGAAATTTTGTAAAAGTAAATCATCCTGCTAAAATATCTTCAGGGTTGTTGATTACTGCTAAAATTTCATCGTCGTTTAATAAACGCAAATCTCCGCCTTCAATTTGAATGCGGGCACCTGCATACCTGCCAAAAATGATCCAATCTCCTTCTTGACACCACTGCCCTTCTGGAAATTTATTACCATCTTTGTACGCATCTGGACCAAGCCTCACTACATATCCAACTACTGTTGCCAGTCGTTCTTTATCTACTGTTTGCTTAGCCAAATGAATTCCTCCTTTTGTAACTTTGCCAGGAACAAAAGGTAATATTAAAATCCTATACCCTGTAGGTGTAGGAAGTTTTTGCTGTAAAGAAACATCTTCTTGAAGTCTTTCTACAGTGAAAGCATCAGATTTTTCTTCTACTTCTTCTGTGCTAAAATTGTCCACGAAATCGGGAACTGTTTTTGATTTTTCGGTATCTGATCCAAAACTAGATAATGTCTTCATCTTCTATTTTCATCCTTTTATGCAGGTCTAATATTTCTCGTTCGGCAAAATCTAGACCTGATATTTCACCTACGATTCTTTGATACTGTTCATAATCACCAGCACCACCAGCTGCAAGCGTTTCTGATAATTCAGTTTTACGCTTGCGGTATTGTTTGAGTAGAAACTCAGTTGTCTCTAACCAATCCAATTATTTCTTTCCTTTCTTTTTAGATTTGCCATCATATATAGCTTTATCCCCTGGACGGATAAATTTTTCTGGGTCTCCCCTATATAGATCTCTTCTAGCTGTCATTCCTGGCATATTTTTCTCCTAGTAGTATTTAGTTTGTTTACGACGGTCATTACTAACAGCACCACAACCTCTGGCAATCTCAGATTTAACTGGACCACCTTCAACCATGCGTTTAGTTTTTCCGCCAGCCATATTGAGTGCGATAGCTACTGCTTGTTTTTGTGGGTAGCCTTCGTCTTTCAATTTCGTTATCTTCTTAGAAACTCTCCCGCCTTTTTCCATTTTAGCAGTCTTAGCAGAATCTCTAAAATCTTGAGCAGACGGTGCTCCTTTATCTCCAGGAGATCTCATTTTCTCTCCTGATCCTGCTTTTATGCGTTTACGTTTCGCGTTGATATTTGTGTATAGTCCTGGTTTAGCCATTATTTTTTCTTTTTCTTTTTAGTTACTGCGCCACCGTAAGTGTATCCTCTGACTTGACCGTCGACTCCTTCCATCATTCTAGCTCTGTCATTTTCTGACATGACTTTACCACCCATATCGTATCCCATGACTTTACCACCTATGTTCATCTTTTTTGCGATGGGTGAAAACTGTTTTTTCATTCCTGGCATTACGTTCTCCCGTATTCTACAAACTTCAAACCTTTAGTGGCTGCTCCGCCACCTTTAGCTTTTCTAGTTATTTTTTTAATTTTAGTACCGTCTACTTCTTTAATTGGATTCTTTTGAATTCCTGGATATCCCATTTTACTTGGCATTTTATTCTCCTCGGCTTTTTGTATCAGCTTCTCGTACTTGCTTTAGATTATCAGCGAAAGTGCGGTCAGCTTCTTGTTTAGCCTGTATTAGTGTTTTCTCTCGATCTGCTGCAATTTTCATTTCAGCGATCGCCTCGTTTGATATTATTTTCTCTGCATCAAGTTGTGCCTGCGTTGCATCTTTTTGTGCACGTTGGGCAATCTCTTCACGTTGAACCTCAATAACTGGGTCTATACGTTGAAGCTCAACAGCTTCTTGCACAGCTTGTGCTTTGCCTGTCACTTCAGCGGTAGCTTGTGCAGCAGCTTGAGCAATTTGATTCATTATTTCAGGAGTCATTTGCTCTAACGGTGGCAGTGGTTGTCCCATTGCCTGCTCTACCTGCTGTTTGTAAAGCATTGCTTGATGTTCTTGTATATTTGCACTTATCATCTGTGCAACCTGTGGTTGTTGTTGAACCATCGGATTTTGTATAAATGAACTGTGTGCAGCAACGTATGCTTCATGGTCTTGCCATTCAAAAGCTTTAATAGGTTGCCCTAGTAATGCTGCTTGTTCTTCAGATATTGGATCTCTGGGAGGAACTTCTTGTTGTTGTTGAAACAAAGACTCTACGTTTTTAATTTCCAAAGCATTGTACATTCTTTTGTAAGCCTCTGGGAGATTATGTATATCTGGTGCTGCTTGTGCCATTTGTAACATTTGTTGTGCTATCATAACACGTTGTGCCATTGAAAATATATTTGGATCGCTGACAGGAAGAACATCTATTCTTTCATCGAAATCTTGAGCCATGATAACATTTTGTCCTCCTGGCATAGCGTAAGGGTATTGTTCTGGTAAATATTTACTGTAAAGTTTTCCTAAAAGTCTGAATTCTTTTTTCTGTGCGAAATGTAAGCGTTTGTGGATAGCAGACATTACTTTAGTACCACGTTCTAACATAGCAACTGTAGTTCCTACTGGCATTTCTTGGCTACCCATGTCTCCCATCTGCATATCTGTGATAGAAGCAAATCTTCTTCCTGAATCTACAAGAACACCTAATAATTGTGCTAATACGGTAGAAGGTTCTTTATACGGTAACGGCATTAAAGAATCTCTAATTGTTGCACCAGCTACATCTACATCTCTAAACTCTCCAGGCTGTATCGGTTCGTTTTCACCTTGGATACGCATACCTCTAGCTTTAAAGCCAGCTGGTAAATTAGCTAAAGTTCCAGCGTCTATGAGTTGTCTTAATATTGAAGTCACTGATTTAGTTAAACCACCAATCATGTGGATTAAACCAAAACCGTAAAAACCTAATCCTGGTAAAAATTTATATTGGACAAAGTAATCTACTTTATTATACAGTTCATCTCCTTCTTCCCAGTTTCTGCGGATTGACAGTATTTTGTTTGTGTCTTTACATATTGTCACTATATAAGGGCAAGCAAAACCATGGTCTTCTATCTCTAAAAGAGTTAAGTCTACATGCATTTCTAAAAGCGTATACATGTCATTATTTTCAGCATAGTTTGGAGTAACTCCGTCTATTCTGTCTATTTTTTCTTTAACTTGATTTTCTTCTGGTACTCCTGCTCCTGTCATTTGCATTTCTAAGTACATGCCGTTCATTTGCATTTTACGCAAATCGTTTTCAGTCATAGTCATGACGTGAGTGTGTCGAGGAGAATTAAATAAATCTGTAGTAGCATAACTTACTATAAAATCTTCTGCTTTTACAAAATGACTTACTGCTCTATTTAACATTGTGTCAAAATATATTTTCTTGAAAGCACTTCCTGATAACGGTAAGTAAAAAAGTAACGAATCCATTTCTGGGTCGTATTCTTCCATCACGTGTGTGATTTGATAATTCATGAATTCTTTTACACGCTGTGCCTGTTTTGTAACTTCTTCGTTATCGTCTCCGATAGTTTGCACAGTAACTGGACCACCAGCTGGTAGTAATTCTTTATAGGCTTGAGATTGAAATTGTGTGACCGCTTCACTTAATAAAGGGTGGTTAACTCCACTTGCTCCTTCAAACGGTTGTGTACGTTCTTCTTGTTTTATTCCTAATAAATCTAAACCTTTTGCGAAAGCATTATACCATTCGCTTCTAGATTCTTTATCTTCTTCGTAAAGACCAATTAAATCACTGGATAATTTACCTAAAGAAATTTCATCTAGGTACTCAGCAAGGTTGTCTTGAAAACCTGTTTCTGGGGTTTGTTCTTCGGGCATGAAATCGACAACAGCAGAGCCATCATCTTCTAGTTCTATTTCAATATCTTCTTCCGCAAAGGGCGGAATATCTTCTACATCCCCCAACGGTA